ACGACTTGCATATTCTTTTGATTCTCCCTCTTTTTTTGGAGAACCTTTTACACCTCTTTGCCCAAAACGAATGAGTTTTTCTTTTCCACCCTCACAAGCCTTTACAACATGAGATTTACCCGTGAGTGAATCACCCACGGGATCAGACTTTGGGGAGTTGCATTTCATCTCCGATTTCTTTGCTTCACTTACAAATTTTCCAAAAGTTTTTAGATTCGTTGGTTTTAATGGTTCTGGTTTGATAATATCAATAAATTCAACATAAGGATTTCCATTTGCATCTTCAATTGAAACTGATTCCGCAACACAATTTGGAACTATTTTCTTACCCTTCTTCTTCATACCAACTTTTTTATACCCAACCCAACATGCCTCTTCTACATTGTGTTCTCCACTATGAAGATAATCTGCCGCAGCATCAATATAATCTGCCGCTTTGGTAATTTTTGATTGAACCCAAGCCTCAATATTACCTTCTCCCTTTAATTTTCCACGAAGTCTCTTTGCTGCAGAAATAATTGTGGATAGTTCAGAACGAGCCATAGAATATTCATGATCTGGTTCTTTAGATTCATTTGCTGGATGAACTTGAGCAATACTAAACTTCATCTGATTTGATGATAAACTTGAAGGTATTGAGAACATATCCCAGTACTTAGGACCATATTTACATTCTTCTCTAGTTTCATCTTTTTCGCATTTGGGACAATATCTAATCATTTGTATTTCCTCTGTTTTAGTTCCCCAATTAGCAGCACCAACTTTACGACATTTTACAAGTGCTCCGGAAGCATATGCACTTGGCCAAACATCATATCTTGATTTTACTTTATTGTAGCAAGCATCTTTTTTACCACTACCCTTTCCCTTAATATCTTTTTCTTCGTTCATTTTCTTTTCCGGTTTGTCGGTAGAAACATAAGTTGGGTTAGCGGCACCTGATTTTGATTGTTGATTTTTATCTGCTGTTTTCTTTCTTCTTGCTGCGGATAATCTTTCTGCTTTAGTCATACTTGCTCTTTTTTCGGAAGAAACGCACTTAGGAACGCCTTCTCCGGGTTCATCACTTGCACAGGTTCCACCCGTAACAACATTCACCCAACCAGGTTTTCCCTCTTTTGATTTGGAGTCTCCAAACCATTTATTGAGATTTCCCTCTTTCACATCCTTAAATTTTTTATGATGCTTCTTAGCATCTGCTTCCATTTTTTTCAAACGAGTATAATAATCTGGAATTTCGTCTAAGTGTTGTAGAGCAATCTCAACGGCAAGTTTTTGATTATTTGTATGCTCGTGTTCAATTGGGGCACCCATATCAAGTTGCCTCTGAATATCAGAGACCTCCATACGATGCTTCCTAGCAATCTCCTCCACGGTCTTATATGGTTTTAATTGCTCATTCATCTTTTATAATTTATTACTCTTTATTATTTAGAAAACCTTGCTTTAGTAATTTTGATAATTCTGAAGTAGACCCAACAAATACAGCATTATTGGTTACATTATTTGAAACCTTAGTATTGTCTTCCTGAACATCCTTTAGTTTTTTCTGTAGGTCTATAAGTTTATCGGTAGTATCAGCAACACTTTTAATAAGTTGACCAGCAACTTCGTATGCTCTTGGACTTCCTCCATCTCCGGCAAGTTCCATAATTCCATTAATTGCTTCCTGACCTTTTTCAATTAATGAATATAGATTTGCTCTGGTATATTCATAATCTTTTTTTATGTCATTATTCTGTGTTGGAACAATATCAATTGGTGTAATAGACTTTTCTACTTCAACAATACTACTTTCAATATTCAGAGCTTTATCCAAATCTTCATAATTATTTTTCATAATGTATCAAATATCCCTCTGTTGAGTTGGACTGTAAGTTTTAGCATCACCATATTCCTCCCAAGTTTCATTAAATCCAAAATCATCATCTGGTCCTGCGTCAATTGGGTCTGGGACAAGAGTATATCTCATTTCTCTCTTGGCAGTTGTAGTATCTGTACTTGTATACATATCAACCTGAACCTTACGAATAAGACCATCGGTACTATCAGAAATAGGTCCAAATAGATAGGTTTTGGCGGTAAAATTTAAAGTATATATTAGGGTTCTTCTAGTTGAATAGTCCCCCTCATAATCGTCGGTAAAGGATACATTATCTAAGACTACAGGAATATCTCTTTTCTCACCAATAGAATCAACCAAGTCTACTGTTAGATTAAATGATGGTTGAAAGTTTGGAAGAATTTGTTCTACTATCTGTAAAGCATCATCTTGCAACTTCGTCATAATATTTAATTGAAATCCAATATTATATGGAACAGGCATATAAACCTTCTTTACAGTATCACCATTACCACAAGTTTTAAATGTCTGAGTTACATTTGCCTTTCTTGTAGGATCATACTGAATAGAAGTCATTTCAAATGATATTCTGGGAAGAGTAATCTGAATTGGTTTGTTTAATTCAGATTGCTGTTCAATTCTGGCTAGAAACTTTTGCATCGGACCATATCCAAGAGGAACCTTCATCTGACTGATTCCAACATCAGATGAATTTTTATGTTCTATATAAATGTTATTAAAAAGAGTACCAAATGCGGTGACGGTCTTTCTAATAATTTGGTGATAAAAATAGGTTCCTAGCATTTTTTATACCCTATTATCCAATCATTATCGTATTATATATTTATAGTATCAATAAGAACCAAATGGATTAGATTCGGAAAAATCTAAAATAGATTCTGCCTCGGTCTGAATCTGCAAATTATCTCCGTATTTATCGTAAGGATTCCAATTGTCATAAGTATTTACGGAATATCGAGCACTAGAAATTGATCCAACAATTGTTTCTCCTGGGAAAAATCCATTAGGAGTTACATTATTAACAAAAGAAACTTTAAGAATTTTTGTATCAAAATCCCAAGATTTAACTCTTGCTGTTGTACCAGACCTAGATCCAGTTACAATTTCATTAAAAAGATAGGTCCCAATTCCAGTTAGAATGGGTGGTCCATTGATACTTACTGACGGAGGAACTATATAACCCTTTCCGGGATTTGTAATACTAATAGAAGATACACTCTGAGCAGTGCCAACAACAGATGCTATTGCCGTTGCAGTTTCACCGACACCAATTCCAGTAATAGTTATATAAGGTGCCGTTGAATATCCAACACCACCATCAGTAACATCTATAGAAATAACACCAGACTGAGAAGTTTCAATTCCACAAGTAGCTGCCGCACCGATTCCATTACCTGTAATTGTAATGATTGGAGCAGAAGTATAACCTGCTCCCGCATTTCTTAATGCTATTTGCTTAATTGAATAAACGCCAGATTTTAGTTCTGTAATTGCTTCTGCAATTGCATTTGTTCCTCCAAAAGGTGCCGATGATATGCTTACAACTGGTGGAGAAGTATACCCATATCCATCATTATTCAATATTATCTGTCTAATATATCCAGTTCCAATTGTTGCAAACGCGGTGGCAGTTCTTCCAAGACCAATTAAACCTAAAGTAGTTATATATCCTTCCTCTTGAATTTGAGTATCAATTTCATCAATTGATGTATCAATAATCTCATCCTCATATTCAAATAACTCACATTTTAATTCATAAACATATAATTTACCTAATTGATAAAATGGTTGTTCGTGCTCTACAAATTTAACCTCAAATAATCTTTGACCAAGTGGAAAATAAACTAAGTCTCCTTCTCTAGGTCTAGATGATAAAACAATTTCTTCATCACTTTCTGCCTCTAAAAATGGAGCAATAAAATCTTCATATCTTTCCTTGGAAATTATTAAACTTAAATCATCTTTTAAACTCATACCAAATTTAGTTAAAATATCTCCCTGCCCACTATATCCATCATAATTGTTTATGTATGCTTCTAGAGCAAAATTATCATCAAATTTTGACGATGAAATTTCTTTAAGTATAGTTTCTTTTCTTACAAATTTTCTAGGTATGTAAACTACTTCTACGCCATAAATCCTCAACTGTTCGTTGATTAGCTCCTGAACAAGTCTTTGCTCATTTGGTGAACCCTGAAGAAAGAAAGGATTTAGTGCCATTATTATCCAATAAAGTCGTAAGGTGGTAATTCGTAATCAAGAGACATTCTTTGCTTTAAGTCTGCCAATTCTTTTTCGGCATCTTCGTATAATTCTCTACCATTCAATTCAATTCCTCCAGGCAACTTGACTCCTCTAAATTTAATTAAATTTTGACCCCACTGCCTTTTTATGGTGGCAGTTAAATATTTTTTCAAGAAACTATCATTATAAACATTAGTAAAGGTATTTGGATCTAAAATTCTATAGCAATCAATTACCAAGAAATTACCTACCTGTTGTGCTCGCCAATCAATATCCAAATACATTCTATTTTGTCTTTTATTAAATCTAATTTGTTTATT